CCCACGACCGCTGCGCGCACGACCACCGCCACCTTGAGCACTGGCGCCGGGATCGACCGACCGGTCTCGGGCAACCTGCCCGTCACGGCCGCTCTGGTGGCGGATGCGTCCGTCTCGCGGGGGGTGAGCGGATCGCTCCCTGTCACCGCCGGGCTCGCTACGGTGGGACTGGCCAGCGACGCGGCGCTAGCGAGTCGCTCCATCGCTGTGTCGCTGGCCACCTCTGCGGACATGGTGCGGGTGGGCATCAGCAGCCTGGCGCTGACGGCCGATCGCGCGGCCGTCGGGGGAGTGGACCGGCCGAGCGCCGCCAGCCTCCCGGTGACGGTCAGCAGCGTGGCCACGCCGCTCCTGGAGCGCGGCCTGGTCGCGACCTACACCGGCACTGCGACGCTGCTCGGGACACCGGCGATCGACCGACCGATCACCGCCACTCAGGCGGTGAGCGCCACCTTGAGCACCGCCGCCAGCGTGGACCGAGCAGCTGTGGCCAGCCTGCCGGTGACCGCGTCGCGCAGCAGCACGGCCAACCGGGACACCAGCACCACCGCAGCGCTGAACCTGCTCGCTGACTTGGCCACGGCCAGCGGCGCCAGCAGCCGCGACATCACCGCCACCCTCACCTCGACCGCCACCCTGCTCGCCGCCCAGGCGGTGGATCGTCCGGTCACTGGGACCCGAGCGGTGCTCGCATCCTTGGCCACCTCGGCTGCGGTGGACCGGTCGGCGGCCGCGACCCTTGCAGCGACGGCAACTCCGGTCGCGGCCGCGAGCCGGAACGTCACTGCCACAACAGCGCTGAACGTCACTGCCGATCTGCAGAGCGCGTCGGGCGCGTCGTCCAAGAGCATCGACGGGTTGCTGCCGGTCACCGCCTCCCGCGCGGCTGCCCTGGGTGTGGACCGCCCGGTCACCGGGACCCTGCCGGTCACGGCCACGCTCGCCGCTGTCTGTGCTGTCGACCGAGCGGCTACCGCCGTGCGCTCGGTGACCGCGTCCCTGGTCACCGCCGGGCTGGCCGAGCGGGCGGTCTCCGGGTCCTTGGCCGTGACCGCCTCGCGCACCGCGGCGGCACAGAGCACCGGGGTTGCCTCGGCCAGCGCCAGCCTGCTGGTGATCGCCACCCCGATCGCGTTGGCCGGGATCGCCACCGACCACACCGCGACTCGCACCGTGACGGCCACGCTCTCCGCCTCGGCGGAGGTGCAGCGCGCCGGCGTGGCGAACCGCCCAGTGACCGCGTCGCTGAGCGCCTCGATGCAGTTGGTCGCCAACGCCACCGCGCACCTGCCGGTCACCGCGGCCCGCCCGGTGGTCACTCAGGTGCTGGACTGGTGGGAGGCCGACCTGCAGTTCGAGTTCGCCGCTGCGTTGCTGGCTTCGGCGGTGGTGCTGCGGGTGGATGCACCGTCCACGATCACCGTTCCCACCCACGACCGCGGCTTCGCCACGTCCGTGACTCGGGGCGAGCTGGTCACCACTGTGCGGACCGGCGCGAGCGTTACTGTAAACACGCGAGAGGCGATCACGACAGTCGCCGGGAGAGAGGTCTGAGATGGTCACCAGCTTCTACGTCGGGGAGCAGCCCTCGGACCCCCTGGTCGTCACCGTCAACGACGCCTCAGGCAACGCCCTGGATCTCTCGGACGTGTCCGTGGTCGAGTTCGTCGGCGACCCGCTGCCTGCCGGGGACGCGGCGATCTCCAGCCCCACTCAGGGAAAAGTGCAGTACAGCTTTGAGGCACCGTTCACCGAAGCGGGCACGCTCACCCTGCAGGTGAAGATGACCGACGAGGTGGCTGGTGTGGACTACTCCGCACCGTTCACGATCACGGTGGCCGACCCCACCGAGGTGGCCGAGCTGCTGGTCACCCCCACCCAGGTCGAGGACTGGACCGGGCAGAGCGTCTCGACCAGCAACGTCGCCCGCGCACAGGCCGACGTCGGGTTGGCCTGCGCTCGTGACCTGGCTGAGGTCGGCTGGCTGGCTGAACTCTCCTCTGCGGACTACTACTGGTTGACGCTGGCGGTCGCCTACCAGGCCGCCGCGGTCGCTGCGCAGGACGAGGGGCTGGGTGCGCTCTATGTCCCCGGTGCCAGCTCGGTGGCCAACGGCGACATCCGGATCACCTACCGCGACACCTCGGCCGGCAGTGGTGGCACCGAGCCCTCGGGGGTGACCGGGCAGGCTGGGGTCGCGGTCTCGCGGCTCTCCTGGATGCGCCCGTTCCGCTCGATCCAGGCGCAGCCGTTCTCCCAGCGCGGGGAGCAGCCCGACTTGTGGCGGCCGATGAGCATCAGCGGCGGGTGGCCGCGATGATCCCGGCGCCGACCACACTGGTAACGCTGCTGAAGCCGCGCGAGGGCGACTCCGACTCCGACGACTGGGGCACCGCACCGGACCCCGAGACGGGGTACGAGGCGGTCGCCACCGGGATCCGGGCGCACTTCTCCGGGTCCGGGTCGGGCTCGACGACCAGCTCCTCGGCGGACGCCTCGGGCGGCAGCGTGCTGCTGCGCTACCGGCTGCTGTGCGACCCGTGTGCGCTGGCCACCGACATGCGGGTGCGTGACGAGCGCACCGGTCTGGTCTACGACGTGGCGTGGGTGACCCCGAAGCCGGAGCCGCTGAGTCACCTGGTCGCCTCGGTCACGCGTTCCACCGGGACGTCATAGGGCGTACCTTGTTTCCGTAACCACCGCAGCACCGGCCACACCCCGCAGCACCGCCAGGAAGACGACGATGGGCCACTATTCGATCGACCGCGCAGCCGTTGCTGGGCTGGGCGCTCACCCTCCCATCGACGCCGCGGTGCACGGCTGTGCCAGCGACATCTACGACGACTCTCAGGCGCTGGTTCCACAACCAGGCCAGGCCGATGACCCGTACGCCACCGGTGAGCTGAAGGCGTCTGGCTTCGTGGACGGCCGGGCTTCGGAGTACACCATCGGCTACGGGACCGATCACGCAGGCTTCGTCGAGTTCGGCACCCGGTACATGGACGCCGAGCCGTTCTTGACCCCCGCCGCGGTGCGCCAGCGAGGTCGGCTGTGAACGCCTCCGACGTCGCCGAGATCGTGGTCCGCGATTACCTGCGCACCTGTGATGCCGTGATGGCGCTGCTCAACGACGAGACCAAGCGGCTCAACCTGGACTTCAGCGGCAACATGGCTGCTACCCACGTGACGATCAACCTGGCCGGCGGCGGCCTGCACCCCTATCTGCCGATCGGCCAGCCCGCGCTGCAGATCCACTGCTTCGGCAGCACCCGTCCGGCGGCGGCCATTCTTGCCTCCGAGGTCGCCCGAGCACTACACGAGGTCTCCGAGGCACATGCCCCGTTGGCCTCGGCCGAGGTGCTCTCCATCAACTTCGCGCCCACCACCGACGGTGTGGCCCGATACGTGGTGACGACGTCCGTCGTGGCCAAGCTCAAGGCTTCGGCCTGACCCAGGAAAGGAATCATCATGGCGATCACAGATCCCACCAAGCCTGTGGTGGGCAACGGAGAACTCGTCCGGATCGGACCCGGAAAGCTGTGGGTCGCGCCCTTCGGCACGGCTCTTCCGACGACGCTGGCCGCAGCTCCGAACGCGGCCTTCCGTGAGGTGGGATTCACCACCGAGGGCAGCGTCGTGAACTACACCCAGGCCAGCGAGCAGGTCGAGGTGGCCGAGCGACTGCGCGGGATCAAGAGCATCATCACCTCGGTCGAGATGACGTTTGAAGTCACCCTCGCCCAGCTCTCGCTGGAGAACATGGCGATGGCCATGAACGCTGGCGCCGAGTCGATCGTGGAGACCACCGCCGAGCGGATCTTCATCTGGCCCAAGTCCGGCGGCACCAACCGGGTCTCGCTGATCTGGCAGTCCGACGACAACCTGGAGCGCGAGGTGCTGGTCAAGTGCTTCGCCGGCGGCGACATCGCCATCCCTCGACGCAAGGGTGTCGAGCCCGCGGCGCTGAACGTGACGTTCACCATCGAGGAGAACGCCTCGGTCGAGGTGACTCTGGACGGCGAGGATCTGCTGCCCGACGCCTTCTACATCCAGGACATCGACCTGGGTGAGGTCGCAGCGTGAGTGCGGTCGCCAAGGTGCCGGACCCGGATCCGCAGGATGACGTCACTCCCACCGAGCCGTTGGAGGGGGACGCGGAACCGCACGTGCTCGTCCTCGGCGAGGAGGTCTTCACCTGTGCCGACGATCTGCCGGTGCGCACCCTGGTGCGCTATGCCGACGGTGGTCTGGAGCAGATCCACTACATCCTGGTCCGGCTCGTGCCTGATTTCGATCTGGACCGGATGTGGGACGCGTGGGAGGCGATGCCCTCTGACGACGCGGCGATGGAGGCAGTCAAGGAGCTGATCGACACCTACTCCGAGCGCCCTACGGAGAGGCCCTCGCCCTCGCGGCGTGGGTCGAAGAGCACAAGGAAGCGGTAGTGCGGATGCTCGTCTGCGCCGGGTACGCCCGTCCCGGCCAGACGGGTTGGCAGTTGCTGGACAGCTTCCACCTCGACCTGCTGCTCGATCTGGCCTACGCCGAGATCACCAACGGGCTGGATCCCGAACAGCGCGAGGAGATGGACAGCAAGCTCGACGAGGTCAGTGCCCTGTACGACGAGCCCTCGGCGGACGAGCTGGTTGAGGTGAAGCGGAAGTCCACCGGAGAGGTGGTGCAGATCAGCGAAGCACGGTTGGCCCAGCTGCGGCGCAACGCAGGCGGATCCATGGGTCGCCCCCAGTAGACGAACTTGAAGGGACGGTGTAGTGCACAGTGCGTATCGCTGACCTCTACGTCGACCTTCACCTGGACACGGGATCGTTCACTCGTGACCTGAACGCCACCCTGGCCAAGGCGTCGCGCCGCGACATCGACGTCAAGGTCAGAGCCGACACCCGCACCGCGAGTCGCAACCTGCAGACGCTGACCAAGAACGTCAACAACGCCAGCTCCGGGATCAACACCCTGACCGGGCGGATCTCGCTGATGGCCTCGGCAGCAGCAGCGGTTGGCCCCACCATCGTCCCGATGGCCGCCGCCCTGACCAACGCCGCCGGCGCGCTGACCTCAGCGCTGGTCGCAGGTGGTGGCGCTGGTGGCATCTTCGGCGCGTCGGTGGCTGGTCAGGCGGCCCGGATGAAGGAGGCCCGCCAGCAGATCGAGTCGACGCGGAAGTCGATGGACAACTACGCCAAAGGCACCAAGGAGCACGCCGAGAAGCAGAAGCAGCTGAACGTGCTGCAGAAGGACTTCAACAAGACCTTCGGCCCAGCAGCCAAGGGGTTCAACCAGCTCTCACGCGGCTGGGACAAGTTCCTCTCCGGTACCCAGAGCGTGACGCTCGGGGTGATGGGCGACGCAATGGGGTCGCTGGCCGGCATCCTGCCCAGGTTGGTGCCGGTGGCCAACGCTGCTGGCGGTGCGGTGCGCGGGCTGATCAGTGAGTTCGACGCGTTCACCGGCACCAAGGATTTCCAGGACATCCTCGACTTCTTCGAGACCCAAGGCCCCAAGGCGATCACCAGCTTCGGGCACATCGCAGGCAACGTGTTCGAGGGCATCTTCGGGATCCTGCAGGCGTTCGCACCCCAGCAGGACAAGGTGCTCGGCGGTGTCGAGGGAATGAGCAAGGCGTTCGCTGACTGGGGCAAGAACCTCAAGGACAACCCTGCCTTCCAGGACTTCGTGGACTACGCGAACAAGAACGGTCCCGAGGTGCTCAACCTGGTCAAGCAGATCGCCGAGACCGGTGTCGAACTGGTCCAGGCGTACGCCCCGATCGGGCAGGCAACACTGCCGGTGCTGTCCGCGTTCGCCGACATCATCGGGAAGATCGCCAAGATCCCGTTCGCCGGTGAACTCATCGCCGCAGCCGGTGCGTTCCGGTTGATGTCGGGACCGATCGGTGGTCTTCAGCGAGGAGTGGCGGGACTGAGCGAGGCGTTCCTGGACCTGCGTACCAGCCCCAACAAGGCGAAGACCGCGATGGAGCGGTTCGGCGGAGCAGCACGCGCTGCTGCTGGGGTCGGCGGGATCATGGCATTGACGGACGGAATGTCCCGTGCCGAGGGCAAGCTCAGCACCTTCGAGACCACGCTTGGCGGTGCATTGCTTGGCTTCTCGGTGGGCGGTCCGTGGGGTGCCGCCATCGGTGGAATCGCGGGGTTCTTCTCGACTGCGTTCAAGGAGACCGAGAAGGCGAACAGCGCAGCCCAGGACTACATGGCCACGCTGGATGAGTTGTCGGGGAAGGTCACTGAGGCCACCCGCAAGGCAGCCACCAAGGCGGTGACCGGGCAGACAGGTGTCGAAGAGGGCGGCACCATGAATGCCGCCGGCGCCGGGATCTCGACCCGTGAGCAGGTCAACGCGATCACCGGTGGAATCAAGCAGTGGGGCAAGCTCAAGGCCGATGTCACGGCTGCGATCAAGCAGGGTCTGATCAGGCCCGAAGACGGCGACAAGCTGCTCGATTTCTTGGGCGAGCAGCGTGAGAAGGCACAAGGTGCTGTCGGCGCCTGGAAGGACTTGGATGCGACCACCCGCACGTTCTCCGGCAACATCAACAAGCTGCCCAAGAACGTGCAGATGAAGCTGGAGACTGACGGGCTCGAACGGTCGAACAAGGGCATCGCCGAGCTGGTGGCCCAGTTCCCGAAGCTCGATCGCAAGGACATCCGGCTGCTGATCCGGGAGAACGGTGGCAAGCCGACCAAGAAGATGGTGGACAGCATCCTGGCGCAGGCCGACCGGATCAAGCAGCACAAGGCAGAGATGAGGATCACTGCCAAGAACGCCACCAAGCCTGACATCGGGGCGGCGCTGAACGACATCGGCAAGATCAAGACGAAGAAGAAGAACGTCGGTACGCTCACCGCAGCTAACAGGACCGGCATCGGGATCAAGGCCGCCACCGGGATGATCACCGGAGCCAGGACCGTCACCAAGACGCTTGGGACTTTGGTGGCGAAGAACTCCGTCGGGATCGCGATCAAGGCCGGAAGTGCTGCGATCAGAGGCGCCAAGCTGGTCACCAAGACGATCGGCAAGCTCACCGCCGAGAATGCCGTGTCAGCGGGCATCAGTGCTGCGCAGTCCGCGATCCGGGCGATCGTGCCGATCACGCACGTGGTCGGCAACCTGGTCACCCGTGCCCTCGGCGGCGGCTACGGCGGCGGTCTGCTGGGGCGCGACTTCGACCGCGGTGGCTACACCGGCGACGGTGGCAAGTACCAGCCCGCGGGCATCGTGCACCGCGGTGAGTTCGTGATGGACAAGGCGCACACCCAGCGCTACCTGCCGCTGCTGGAAGCGATGCATGCCGGCGAGGAGATCATGGGGTACCGCCGCGGTGGGCGAGCTGGTGGTCGTCGGGGTAGGACCAGGCAGCCGTACGGCGCTGCCACCATCCGTGACTACGCCAACGGCCTGGAGGCAGGCTTCAACGCCAGCACGGTGGCGAGCAACCTGGAGAAGATCATCAAGCACGACCTGTCCGGACGGGCCGAGCGTCTCCAGCTGCGCAAGCTCGACAAGCTGGGCGACAAGCTCGACGACGTGGTCGCCGCCAACAAGCGGGTCGCCAAGGCCACCGAAGCGCGGGACCTGCAGGTCTCGCGGCGTACCGACATGGCCTCGTCCATCTCCTCGGCGATCACCCCCGACATCAGTCAGTTCGGCCAGACCGCCGGCGGGATCGCGGCAGGGCTGCGCACTCAGCGCGTCAACGCCAGCGCACTGGTTACCGCATTGCGCAAGCTCAACACCGCGGGCTTCCCGCCGTTCCTGGTCTCCCAGGTCGCCGGACTCGGGCTGGTCGACGGTGTCTCGGCCGCCAACCAGCTGCTCGCACTGTCCTCGGGAGACCGTCGGCAGACGATCGCGGACTTCAACTTCCTGGACACCTACGCCCAGCAGCAGAGTGCCAGCCTGTCCAACGCCACCTTCAAGGCCAGTGTGGACGCGGCGAACGCCTACCTGAGGACGATGCAGGGACAGCAGCGGCACTACAACGCGATCTTCGCCACCGCAGCTGACGCGTTCGCCACCCAGCTGGCGAGTGCTGTCGGGGTCAGTCTGACCACACGACGTCGTGGTGGCCGCGGTGGTAGGCGTCGTCGGCGCCGGCACGACTCCGGCGGCTGGCTGAGCCCAGGTGTGACGGAGGTCGAGAACTTCACCGGAAAGCCGGAGCCGGTGCTGACCGCTGGGCAGTGGAGCCAGATGGAACGGCTGATCTCCGCGGTCGAGTCCGGACGCAGCGTCGGCGGTGGCGCACCGTTGATCGGGCACGCCGTGATCCGCGAAACCGTGGATCTTGCAGCGTACGAACGCCAGCGTGCCTTCCGCGAACGCGCTACCAGGATTGGACACTGACATGGCCATCGTCATCACGGCAGGAACCAACACCGAGACTGGTGGGGCCTCGTCGACCAACAGCATCAGCGTGACCGCGCCGTCGCTGGCAGCTGGTGACATCCACATCATCGCGGCGTCCACGATCGCGACGGCGCCGGCACTCAGCACGCCGACCAACTACACCCTGCTGTCCTCCCAGGGACTGCAGGGCGCGAGCAACGCCATCCAGTACTTCTGGTACCGGATCGCCACCGGCACGGTGGCTTCCGGTTCGGTGGTGCTGGCCTTCGTCAGCGGCCTGGGCAAGATCGCTGCCGCGCAGGCGAAGATCACCGGCGCCAACACCACCACCCCCTTCCCGGTCACACCGGTGCTGTCCATCTCACTGACCGCGAGCACGGTCACTCCGACTGCTGCCAACCAGGTACTGCTGACCATGCACTCGTTCCGCGAGGCGAACGCCACACCCTCGGCCGGGTTCAGCTTCACCCCAGCGTCGGGGATGACCGAGGTCGCCGACGTCTCCACGACCACCAACAACGGGGTCACCCAGATCGGCACGATGCTGGCCTCGCAGACCACCACCAACGGGGTCGCCACCGGCACCAAGGCGGCCACCGTCTCGGCACCGACCACCGGTGGCGCGCAGGCAGCCATGACGATCCTGATCGCCGAAGGTACCGCCGTTCCGCCACCCCCTGCAGGTCCGGTCTCGTTCCTCGCCCGGTCACCGGTGGCGACCACTGGCGGTGTGCACCTGGCCAACCTGGCGGTTTCCGCACCGACGCTGAGCGCCGACGAGGCGCACCTGATGTTCGTGACCATCTCGGCCAACGGCGGGTTGCTGGACACCCCGGCGGGCTACACCCAGCTGGGCACTGCCAAGCCGCTGACCACCAGCGGTGGCAGCTCGTCGAGCAGCGCGGTGCTGTTCTGCTTCTACCGCCAAGGCCCCGCAGCCGGCGGCACGGTGACGTTGTCGTTCCCGAGCACGCCTTCCCCCGTGGTCGGCAAGATGGCGGTCGTCCACGGACTGATGTTCAACCTCGATCCGGTGGCACCGTTCGAGCTGTACGGCGCCGGCGACTACCTGACGGCGCCCAGCCTGCCCGCCTCCTCGGCCGACCTGCTGCTGGTCGGGGTTGGTGTGCGCGAAGGCATTGACGGGAACGGCAGCATCACGATCGCACCCGGTGCGGGACTGACCGAAGCCTCCGAGTCGCTGACCGCGGTCACCAACCTGACCACCCAGGTCGCCTGTGAGGTCTCCCAAGCAGCCGTCTCCGCACCTGGCGCTACCGGTGCGAAGACGGCCACCACGACCGCCACCATGACCGGTGCCACCGAACTGGGTGTGGCGGGGACGATGGCGGTGCTGGTCAACGCGGGCACCGCGGTGCAACGCGTGCCCGGTGCGCCGGTGATCACCACGGTGCCGGGTAACACCCAGGTGACGGTGAACTGGACCGCGCCGTCCTGGGGTGGTTCGGTGATCACCGACTACACCCTGCAGCGCAAGTCGGGTGCGGGCTCGTTCACCACCATCGGTGCTGCCACCATCGACGGGTCTTCGACCAGCTACACCGACACCGGCCTGACCAACGGCACCGTCTACACCTATCGGCTGCTGGCCACCAACGCGATCGGTGACAGCGCGTACTCCGCCGAGGTCACTGCCACTCCTGCTGCCGCGTCCTCGACCGGCTACGCAGCCGTGGTGCTGGCCACCGCACCCGATCACTACTACCCGCTGAACTCCACCTTCCAGCTCTCCGACAAGGGGGCCTCGCCCACCCCGATCGACGCGAACGCCGTCACGGGCACAGTGCCGATCGGGTCCTCTACGGTGGGTGGCTCCACGGTGGATGCGGCCAAGTTCACGGGCGCGCAGATGCTGGAGATCCCCAACTCCCAGGACTTCTCGGTCACCAAGACCAAGGAGCTGACGGTGATGCTGCACATCACCATCGACGACTACGACCACCCCTCGAACCCGGACCAGTTCTACCACCCGCTCCACAAGACCGAGGCCGGCAAGCGGGAGTGGGAGATTCGCTACTACGACAGCTCCGGGCTGGGTGACAGCCCGCCCAGGCCGCGTCGGCACAGCGCCTACTACTTCGCTCCCGTCACCCCCTCACGCGGACCGGGCTCCTACGCCCAGCCTGCGAACCTAGTGGCCGGACAGGCCAGCCCGAACATGACCGACGCCGAGACAACGCAGACCGCACCCGGCGTCGAGCACTGCATCATCGCGCAGTACTGGACCACCGGTTCGGGCACCAACCCCGGCGGGATCAAGATCTTCTTCAACGGTCGCGCCACCGACACCGACGCGATGAGTTCAGGCCCGGATGGGGCCTCAGTGCCTGGGTGGACGAGCCAGAACGTGCGGATCGGTCACGACCAGATGCACGGCACCTGGCTGACCGGGAGGATCCGCCGGATCGGGTTCTGGAACCGGTTGCTCACCCAGACCGAGATCGACACGCTGACCAGCACCACCAACCGTGCGCTGGCCGAGGGCACCATCGGCACCGCTCCGATCACCACCGCACCTGGTCCGCCGCTGAACGTCTCGGCGCTGCGCTCTGGTACCAGCTCGGCGGCCGGCACCGTGTCCTGGACGCCGCCCACCACCAGCGGCGGCTCGGCGATCACGGGCTACGTCGTGAGCCACGACAACGGCGGCATCGGCACCCCGTTCACGTCCTCGCTGCTGTCCGCCTCGACACGCTCGCTGGCACTCACGCTGCTGCCGAACGCACCGATCAACGTCCAGGTGAAGGCGCGCAACGCGGCGGGTGACTCCTCGCCCGGCGTGGACGTGATGGATCCGTACGTGGCGCTGCCGCTGATGGGCACGGTCACCGACACCTTCAACGCGGGTGTGGACTCGCGACGGCACTTCGACTCCGACGTCACCCAGGTCAACGGCGAGCTGGAGTGGGCGGTGGTCTCCACCACCAAGCGCGGCACCTGGATCCGCGGGGACATGCGCGGGCAGAGCTTCTTCCACCTGGTCGCACCCTCGGGGGGCGCCGACACCGTCACCTGCCTGTTCGTGCGCTCCACGGCGAACCCGGCGAAGTCGGTGCGGTTGGCCTACCTCAACGGCACCCTGGTCGGGCGCTACGACGACACCACCGCCGACCCCAGCCCGGCGCTGCGGCTCTACAACGCGGCCAGCGACAAGTACTGGCGGATCGTGGACAGCAACGGCCAGGTGGCCCTGCAGACCTCGATCGACGGGGTCTCCTGGATCTCGATCGGTCGGGCGCCGTTCGCCACCCCGTCCTGGTTCGACGACGTGCAGTGCGGCGTCGAGGCGTACACCGGGACGGCGATCTGAGATGGCTGCCCTGGTCCGGGTCGACAACCTGAACACCACCGCCTCGGTGTTGCCGGTCCCTTCGGCGGACAACCTCAACGTCCCGGCGGCGCTGGGCAACTCCCCGGTGTCGCCGACCGGGCTGGTGGCCACGCCGCTGAACACCGGCGCGTCGTTGACCTGGTCGGCACCGAGCGGATCCTTCGACTCCTACCAGGTCACCGCCCGCGCACCCGGACGCGCGGATCGGGTCTACACCTTGAGCACCGACCTCACCGCGGCGGTGCTGAGCACGCTGGTCAACACCGAGACATGGACGCTGAGCCTGGTCGCGCTGAACGGTGAGGACGCGTCCCTGCCCACGGTCACCACTGTCACTCCGACCGCGGCCAGTGGTGCACTGCCCGGTACCGAGCAGGCCCCAGTACCTGGCCTGCCCGACCCGCCGGTGCTGAACACGGTGCTCGCCGGTGATGAGTCGCTGCAGGCGCAGTGGACGCCGGCGGCATGGAGTGGTGGCACCGGGATCCTGTCCTGGCGAGTGATGGTCGGTGAGCTGCCGTACACCGTGCCCATCCCGACGGCTGTCCGAGGCAACGTGGACCAGCTGAGCAACGGGACCAACTACGACGTGCAGGTGATCGCCAGCAACGCTCAGGGTGACAGCACGCCGTCGAACATCGTGGTGGCCACCCCGGTCGCCGGCCGGACCCACTACACACCGGAGGAGGTCGAGCCGCCGACCACGGTTCTGATCCCGGCACCGACGATGGTCGCGTTCAGCCCGCAGAGCACTTTCGCCCCCGGTCGCTGGATCGGGGTGACCAGCGAGGTGCGTGGTCCGATCAAGCAACTGGCTCTGGTCGAGACCTACCGTGACCCCACCACCGGCATCGCACGGGTCTCCGACTCGTTCCCGATCACTCCCTCGTGCGGTGTGGTCTGGTACACCAGCGTCGATTTCGGTGCCCCCGATTCGCGCGCCTCGGTCCAGGAGCTACCGGAGGCGGATGGCACCTTGGACACCACCCGCTACACCGGCGCTCGCCAGGTCAGCATCGAGGGGGTGGTGTTGGACAACGCGTACGGAGAGATGCCCGCGGCCAACGGCTGGAACACTGCGGTGGGCTGGAACAGCGCTTCCTGGTTCACCTCGCTGCTCTCCGGATGGGCCTCCCCGGCGCGGCGGTTCCGGCTCTACTGGACCGACGAGATCGGCCGCAGCCGGTTCATGGACGTGCGCGGTGACACGTTCACCTCCCAGGTCGATCGAGGCTCCGCGAGCTACCGGTCCTTCCAGCTGAACCTGGTCAACCCGTCCGGGAAGATTTACTCGCTGCTGCCGGGGAGTGGGGCCAGGGTCACTGCGGACGGTCGGCACACGGTGCCGATCAAGGTGAGCGGGGCCGAGGCACCGGGGCGGGTCTACCCCGAGCCGGCGCCGTACCTGCGCGACTACCCCGAGATCCCGTTCGGCTACGACTCGATCAGCTACCAGGGCACCACACCCAACGGCTGCGTGGTCGAGATCAACTCCGGCTCGGCGACGTTGCAGTCTCCGCGGGTCACGTTCACCGCACCGAACGGGTCGGTGTCCTCGGTGGGACTGACCGGCGTGACGATCCCGACGCACACCACGCTGACCTTTGACACCACCGAGCGCACCGTGACCACGCGGGCGGACAACTCTGCGACCGTGCTGAACCGGGAGCGCTATCTGGTCGCGCCGCTGGTCTGGCCGCGGCTGTACCCCGGCATCAACCTGAACGCCCCGACAACCCAGGCACGTTCGCGCGGCTACAACCGGATCGACTTCTCGTCGTCCCCGGCCGCTGCGATCGACGCCACCATGACTGTCCTCTTCCATGAGGCGGACCTGCTGTGATCGAGAGGAAGAGCTAATGCCCGAAGCACTGTGGGTCCAGGCGGGATCCGTGTCGTACGCCGCCGATGAGGACCGGAAGCTGATCTCGGCGTTGTCCACGCCGGGTGTCTCGAAGGGGTTGGCGCTGTCCATCGGTAGTGGACTGCAGGTCAATGTCGCTGCGGGGGTGGCGATCATCGACGATGGTGCGGGCGGTGCGTTCGTCGGCTACACCACCGGCACTTCGACGGTGACGCTGCCGGCCTCGACCGCGACCAACAACATCTACCTGGTCGTCGACCCGGCAACGGCGCTGACCACGGTGGTGGCTGGTGCCACCCCGAGCAACCCCGCACTGCAGCTGGGCTCTGCGGTGACCGGTGCCACCACGGTGACCTCGGTGACCAACAGCACGGTGCGTGCGCAGCCGCCGTCGCTGGCGGATGCGGTGGTGCGCAAGGCCGGCGACACGATGACCGGCGCGCTGACCGTGCCCAGCCTGGCAACGACCGGGGAGGTCAACGCCGCCGGCGGGCTCAAGCTGGGCTCGGCGGCCCAGCCGACGCGACGGCACTACGCGATCGTGTCGACCAGCAACTCTTCGACGTCGGTGCCGGTGGGTGCTTGGACGCGGGTGAACTTCACCGGTGCCGTGGACGGCGGGACCTCGGACTACGGGGTCACCCCGCACGTCGGCAACGGGCGGTTCCAGGCAGCGGTGAACGGGTTCTACCTGTTCTCCGGCTACATCAACTGGCCGGTCGGTACCGCCGACACCGAGCGGGCCGGGCTGATCGCCCGGTTCCCGAAGACGAACACCTCCGGCACGTTCGCGGCGGCCAACCAGGGCTACGTGATGACCAACCCGCTGATTCCGCAGCGGTCTGGGGTCAACACCAACAGTGTCTTTCACTGCCTGTTCTACCTCTCCGCGGACCAGTACGCCTGCGCCTGCGTCTACCACAACAGCGCCGCCGCCCTGGCGCTGGCTGGCGGCTACATGACGTTCTCGTTGTTCCAGGCGACGTAGTGGCGACGTGGGTGCTGTTGCAGGTGACCTCGCCGTGGCAGAGCACGGTGGGCGAACCGACGACGGTGCGCGAGCTGACTGTGGCCTCGTCCCGGCAGCTGCATTTCTCCAACACCGAGGCGGCGACGTTGTCGTTCTCGATGCCCGGCAACCATCGCCAGACTGCTGGGCTGGAACCGTTGGTCAGCGACATTCTGGCGTTCCGCACCGAGGGTGCCGTCACCGAGGTGGTGCAGCGTTTCCGCGTCGTCAGCCGGGTGCTGGCCAAGGACAACGGCGTGATGTCGGCGCAGTTCTCGGCGGTGAGCTACCGCGCGTTGTTGGACGGCTGGCTGCTGCACGGCACCGACCAGCGCTCCTTCCCTGGCACTGGATCGGTCGCGGTCGAGCAGACGTTGGTCGCGTGGACGCTGCTGAGCACCTGCCAGGCGCGCTCGGCCAGCAGCAACCTGGGCATCACCCGTGGCCCGGTGCCGACGTTGTCGGAGACCCGACTGCTACAGCCCGAGGGGTCGTTCGGTGCGACCGGTGGGGGTGCTGAGGAGTACTTCGCCGAGGGGATGAAGCTGGGCGAGGCGATCACTCAGCTCGCCGAAATGGACAAGGGCTTCGAGTGGGACATCGTGCCGGACACCCGCGTCGGGCGTGACCCGTACAAGGATCTGGCGTTCATGACCTGGACCGTGGGCGACGGTGGCCGGACAGCGCCGGTGCCTTCGGACCTGCTGCTCAACGACGGCGGCTCGGTGGTGTCCTGGAGCCACACCACCACGCCCTCGGAGTACGCCAACGTGCTACGGGTGACTGGCCCCGAGCCGACCGCCTTCAACGTCACCGGGTCGACCTCTGCAGCGATCTGGCAGAACGGCCCGACCGACACCAGCATCGGGGAGAGCCCGACTGGCAACGCCGCGCTGGTTCCCCCGGAGCCACACGAAGGGCGTTGGGAGGCCGAGGGCGGCAGCCTGGACCTGCAGAACGACGAAGCGGTGGGCGCAGCAGCTGCAACGGCATGGAAGAAGGCGCACGACTACGTCCCGGAGATCAGTGTCTCGTTGGCCCGCGGCCGGTGGACCGGGCTTGGCCAGCTGTGGCTGGGCAGCATGCTCCGGCTGCTGATCACCGAGCCTGTCGACGATGAGCCCGGTGAGTGGATCTTGTTCATCGACGAGGACGTGAAGGTGATGGAGGTCGACGTCACTGTCGACGAGCTGGGCGCCGAGGACGTGTCCCTCTCGCTGAACCGATCGAAGTTCAACGCCAGCACCGACGCCCGTCGGGTCTATGACCGGCTCGCTCGGATCGAGCGGAGGTAGTGATGACGAAGTGGAACGACCGGCCCGCCACCGAGCTGATGCTGCTCGGGATCACCGGCGTGATCGGGTTCGTGATCGTGCTGTTCGCGATCGCTGTATGCATCATCAAGGTGGTGCACCCCGAGGCCAACATCGACCGCGCTGCCACCACGCTGTCCGACACCCTCGGTGCGCTGATCGCGCTGCTCGCGGGGTACGGCGCGGGGCGTGCCGCCACCGCCACCAGCACCAGGAAGCCTCCGGAGGGCGGGCCGTGATGGAGCAGCGTGACGAGACGCCCGACCTGTCGATGATTCATCTGGAGGTCGTCAACGGGGTGGTGATCGTCGGGCTGCCGGACCAGTCGCGGGGTGTGGTGGTAAACGTCGAGATGACCGGCGTGCTGGCGCGTGAGCTGGCCGAGGCGCTGTTCAAAGCAGGTGCGAGCGCGGATGCGTACGGTCACGAGCAGGCATGAGGCTCACCCTCCGGAGAGAGTGAGCCTCCCGTGCCTTGCCGCGCCTCGCCGCACCGAGCCCAGTCGCGCCGCGCCTGACCAAGCCAGACCGCGCCTCGCCTGCCTCACCATGCCTTGCCAAGCCCACCGATCCTGGCCACACCTTGCCTGCCAGACCGCGCCATACCAGGCCGGAGCCGACCTAGCCGTGCCACGCCAAGACCGCGAGGCTACTCGTCGCGCAACAGCTCACACCACCACCGTGGACGGATCAAAAGGGGTGGCGTCGCCCCCGTTGATCACTCGCCAGTTCAAGGGTGCTGTTCTACCTCGCGGGAGGTAGATCAGGAACGCGGTCCCTCGATCTCGCTGCGCCGGATGTCGGTCATCTTCCGTGCCCGCTCGATCATCGCCGGTGTGATCGTGACCATCTTCCCGGAAGGCGGCGCGTGGGTCGGGAAGTCCTGCCGCGCGTACGGGTCAGAGTGTGTCGGCAGTGACGCAGAAGGCGGAGGCGGTGGTGGTGGCGAGTGCGACGGTCGCTGCGCCTGCGGTCCGAACCTCTCCTCCAGTTGCTCCCAGGTGAAGTGCGCCTGCTCGTCCGGCTCGTACATCTCGACGCCGTCCTCCTGGAAGGTGACCAAGAACGGACCCCAACCTCTGATGCTGGCCGGCGAGCCCCAGCCGACTGGGGTGATCCACTCGCCGCCCTGCTCGTCCGGGCCGAGCGGCATCGCCCCGTGTTGCAGCCGCTCCAGCCTGGCCCGGTCCTCGGGGTTGTCCCGGCGGAACCAGCCCTCGGGTGGGGTGGGGTGTCGGCGGAGGAACTCCGCGCTCATCGCGTTGCGGAACTCCTGCAGCCGGTCCAGCTTGGCCGGGTACAACTCGTCGGGGACTGGGTTCTCGTTGTGCTCGTCGATGATCAGGTTGTCGAGTTCACGCAGCTCGGTGTCGGTGAGGTCGCGGATCCGGGCCAGGTAGTCGGCCAGACGCTGGGTGCTGTTGGTCATGCGGGGTCCTCTCGTGGCGGGGTGTGGGCGAAGCACGGGTGCTCCTCGCCGATCTGCTCGCGGTACAACTCTTTCGCCGCGGCGACGGTCTCGTTGTAGAACGTCGGGTGCAGGTAGGCCAGCCGACCCATCGCCATCCACCAGCCGACGACCTTCTTCTTGAGCCGGGACCGGACGTAGGACTTCACGCCCTCGTGCTTCAGGACCACCGGCCACTCGGCGTTGGTGAACAGGTCGGCCCAGTAGGTCGCCTTGTAGACGGCGACCTGCTCCTCTTGGCTCATCGACTCGATGTCGGCCGCGATGGCGCACGGCATGTAGAGGTTCTTGCGGCGGAAGGTGTCGTCGCCGATCTTGTAGCTGGGCATCAGCCGAGCATGCCAGACGTTGCACAGGGTATGCAACCGATGGGGTGGGCGGGGGTGCTCATGACGGGCTCCTGTCGTAGCGGCTGGGGTCGATCTGGATCTGGTTCATCACGTCGGTGATGTCGCGGATGTGCTCGTCGAGCACCTCGAACCGGGTGTCCTCGCGCAGCACCAACCGCCAGCTGAACCTGCGGAACGGCACGCTGTCGGGCTCGGCGGTGAGGTGCCGACCCTCAGACAGGTCCAGCCGGAAGGTGAGCGCGGACACCGGGATCCAGGTGTGCTCGCTATCGTGGGGGGTGCTCATCGTGCTCCTCGTGGTCGCTGTCACGCCTTCGGGTGGGTTTGTGAGCTGAGAGCCGGGGTTGTTGTGGCCCCGGCTCTCATCACGCTCAGCCGGTGGTTCAGTTCAGGCCGACCTTGTCAGCGGCGTACTCGGCCTGCGCCGGGGTGAACTTCTCACCGGCGCCGGAAGAGAGCTGCGTGATCAACGCCGCCCGCGACATGGGGCTCGTGTCGAGGTAGTTCTTCGCCGACTCGACGGCCTCCTTGTTGTAGTCGACCTTGATGTGGTTGACGGCGAACACGGCGTCCTTCCGTGAGTAGCCCTCGCCGTACTGCGAGGAGAGCTGCAGGATCAAGCCGCGCCGACTCATCCCTGACGTGGAGAGGTAGTTCTTCGCCGACTCGATCGCGTTCTTCTGTGCGGCGGTGTACTCGGGCTTCGGCTTGGACTTCGGCTTGGTTGCCGTCTCAGATCCAGAGTCTGAGTCGGAGGACGATGACGTCGACTTGTCCTTCGACGAGCTGTCGCTTCCGCTGCCGCCACCGCTGGTGGCGATCGCGATCACGATGATCACCGCGACGACGATCGTGATGATGCCGAGCGGCCGCTTGTAGAAGGGCTTCTTCTTGGTGGGTGCTGCGGGTGCTTCGGGCGTGCTGGACATGCGTTTCTCCTGTGTGTGTTGGGTGGTGAGTGCTGCGTGGCTGGTTCAGCTGGTCACGTGCTTGGGAGCGCAGGCTCCCCAGAAGGACTCGTAGTCCTCGAACCCGGCGTCCTCGATCAGCTTGTTGACGGCCTTGGCTTTCGGGTCCGCCTTGCCGATCTTGGCGTTGCCGGCGGCGTAGTCGAGGTCCAGGTAGTCGGTGGTGGCGTCGACCACCAGCTGGAGCTGGTCGTACTGGAGGTCGGAGACTTCGACCACCAGGGCGCACGCGGTCAGCTGCTCCTTGGCGTCGGACAGCTCCGACTGGGTGTTGTTGCGGTCATCGCGCGCCGAGTCGCGCTGGTCGGTGAGCGTGGCTACGCGAGCTTCGGCCTTGTCGGCCCTGGTCTCCTCGCTGACCGCGTAGACGGACACGCAGAGCAGCAGGAACATCCCCAGCAGGGTGACGATGATGCCGATCAGCATCGGCACCTTGCTGCGCGTAGGCGGTGGTGGTGCGTACGGCACCGGTGTGGGGGTCGGAGTGTGGTCGATGGTCGTCATGCGTCGTTCCTTCTCTGTGTGGGTGGTGCGATGGGTGGTTGAGCGTTCGGGTAGCCCGCGAACAGTCGTTCGCGGAGGTTGCGGCTGATGTCGTGAGAGGAGGGACCGTGCCGCAGCTCCCACTGCAGCCCGCGCGAGGCCACCTCGGCAGCGGCGTACTCCGCCCAGACCTTGGCCGCATCCGAGGTCGGGTAGTCCCGCCCGTGGATGAAGTAGCCCGAGAACGTGTCGGTGACGATCGCGTCCCAGTGCTGGCCGGGACCCTCCTGGGTCAGATCCCGGACCACGCACAAGGTGACCTCGCGGTTGCTGCGCTCGGCCTGGTCTTCGGGCATCCCCTGGACGCCGGGTCGGGTGAGAGTCAGGGTCCAGTAGCGATGGTCCGGGTCTTCGGTGTTGAGACCCCAGCCGTACGCAGGCTTTGGAGGCTCGAACTGGGGCAGGACCGGCCGCTGCAGGACGGGCCTGGCAGATGGATTCTCGGGCTCGGTCCAGACGATGCGGAACGGCTCGGTGGTGTCGGTCATGTCGTGCCTCTCTGTGTCGTTGCGTGGATGTGCAGGTGCTGGGCGGCCGGTCCGAGGTCGACCGCCCAGCGGTGGTGCGTCATGCGTCGTTGGTCAGGTTGTTCTCCACGTAGTGATCGACTGCCCGTCGGGCTCGCTCCTCGTCAGGCTCGACATCCCAAGCAATCGCGGTGTGGCTGCCAAGGCCGCTCAGCTCGTTGACCCGCCACAGCCAGGCGTCGTGGGACAGCCTCTCGGTCCAGAGCCGAAGCTCGATCGGAGGTTCTTCGGGATCGTCGTCAGGCACCGTCGTGCGACGGGTGCTGACCGAGTCGTTGTAGCCGCCTTGGTGACCACAGCGTTGCCAGCGTTCCGGGTCAGCTCGACCGGCGATGGGGATGCTCATGCGGGCACCTCGGTGAGGTCAGCGGTCCAGCCGGTGACCTGCTCGCCGTGGCAGTGCAACAGGGAGGCGATCATCTCGACCATGGCCTTGTCGTCGCCGGTAGCGGCGGCCAGCTCGACCAGCTCGGCGACGACCGTGTTGGTCTGCTCCACGTGCGTGCGGAGCAGCTCGGCCGCGCGGGCCACGGCGGTGGTCTCGGTGTCGGTCATGCCGGCACCTGGGCTTCGGCCCACGTCTTGGCGGCGTGGCTGGTCGGGAACCCGTCGCGCTGCTCGCGCTGGTAGCCGTCGCGGCCACGGACGGACGAGTCGATCTGCTGGATGTCGGCGGACCAGGTGCCGTCTTCGACCTTCCAGGTGGACAGGTCGATCTCGACGTTGCCTCGGTTGAGGTAGACGGCCGTGTGGCCGTCGTCGCGCTTGGTCCAGCGGTGCTGGAGAGCGGGCGTACGCTCGGGATTGCTCATCGGGACTCCTTCTCAGTCCTGGTGGGTCGCCCCGTCGGTCTGTAGCCGGCGGGGCTTCTTGCGTTGTGGAGACCACTCTAGCAGATATGACAGAGATGTCAAACCTTGATTGAGAGCGTTCCGTCTGCTTGACTGGGCGCACGACACATGACGCATAGGAGGCACCATGACGACCCCACCGATCGAGGAGAACGATCTGCAGGAACGGCTCAAGCCGCTGGTCACCATCAGCCAGGCCGCCGAGACGCTGAACATGGACTACCAGCGGTTCTACCGGCTGGTACGTCGCGGTGAGGTGCCGGTCTACAAGGTCGCCGGCCGCAAGATGGTGCATCGCGACGACCTGGCCAAGCTGGTCGAGTTCCCGGCCTGAGCCGTAGACCTACAGGGCGGTCGATGCGTATGTTTAACCACACCCTCTTCGCCCCGGACCTTGGCGCGGTGGCTCTCGTGGAGCTGACGTCATAGGACGCCCGGATAGGCGAAAGCCCCGCTGGCACGGGGCTCTCAGAGAAAGGCACTTGGTGAAGGCGCGACTTTCTGATTCGCATGATAGCCACTCTCAGGGTTGGCGACCAGCATGAGTGGCAACGACGAGACCAGCGACCGGATGATCCGCGCGGCTCACGACGCCGCGACGATGCCCACCGGCCGCGACGCTGGGGCGATGCTCAGCGCTGCTGGCTGGGCGGTGTTCCCGGTGCCGGTCGGACACGACCGAGACGGGTGCTCCGCCTGCCCGCCGACCAAGGCGCCGTGCGAGGGCAAGCACGACACCGGCCTGTCAGCGATGTACTACCGGCACGCCTCGACCTCACCGCAGACCTGGATCACCAACGCTGTCGGGGTGATGCGCAGGCACCGGGTCACCGACGTCAACATCGCGGTGGTGCCGTGGATGTGCGCGGTGCCGCTGATCGGCATCGACCTGGACGGCGGTGAGGCGGTCGACGGGTTTCCCGCGCTGCACACCGGCAGCTTCCGGGTGGAGACCTCCGGCAAAGGTGTCGGGCGGCACGTCTACCTGGCCGGTGCCAAGGCGGCGATCACCGGGCTGCACCGCTGGGGCGGTGAGGTCAGGAGTGACCGCGGGCACCTGATGATGGCACCCTCGCTGGTGGCCGATCGGCGCGACTACTACCGACCCGTCGGGGGGCGGTTCCCGGACGTGTCCGACCCTGCGATGGACGAGGTGCTGGCGGGGGTCTCCGCCAGCTCTTCGGGAGTGGGGGCCGACGCGCTGCCCGAGGACGAGGTCTGGGAGACGGTGTTGGCGTTCTCCCGCCGACCGGCCCAGCCGTGGGCGGTGGCCAAGCTGGACTACTACCTCGACCGGCTGGCCCAGGCCGGGCCTGGTGACCGGCACCCCAAGATGGTGGCCGCGGTCGGCTGCGCGGTGGCCTGTGCCGGTCGCGGGGGGCTGCCGCTGCGGTGGGCGCTGGAGCGGGTGACCGAGGTGTTCGGCACCGTCCTGTGGGGCGAGGCCGACCGCAACCCCGAACGCGAGGTGCTCGCGGTGGCAGCCTGGACGCTGGGTCAGCAACGGGCGCGGACTGACGAGATCTACATCGACGATGACTTGATCGAGTGGGCGCGGCGCGCTCACGAGGAGAGCTGATGGCCACTATCCGGGACAAGATCTACACAGCCGTGAGCAAGCGGTCCAAGCTCGGCACCGGACCCGACGGCAAACCATGGGTGGTGTGGGTGCCCACCGGGTTTCTCTACTGTCTGACCTACGAGCCGGACGCCAAGCTCTTCCAGGGCGTGATGGTGGGGGCCTACCGCGACGACACCGGATCCATCCCGGATCCGCGGCACGCCGTGGAGGTCTTCAAACTGCTGGTCGCCGACGCGATGATGGAAGCCTCGCTGCCCGAGGTGACCGAGGCCGAGGTGCTGGCTCGTGGGAAGGGCGCCACTCCCGACGACATCGACCTGGACCAGGGTGAGGTGCACACCGTGCACCAGGTGCTGGCCAGGCTCGGCGGCCACGACGACCTGTTCCGCACTGGGGTCTCGCTGGTCCGGCTGCTGCGTGACTCCGACGAGCGGCTGCTGCTGCAGCCGATGGTGCCGACCGAGCCCGCCACGCTGAGCAACTGGTGCGACAAGCACGCGATCACCTTCTACGGCAAGGATCGACGCATCGGCGGGGTGGTACCTCAGTTCCTGCCCCCGCGTGAGGGTCGGATGGTGCTGGCTCGCGGTGAGTGGGCCGACGTCCGCAAGGTCTCCGGGATCTCGGTGATGCCGATCGTGCGCCAGGACGGGACCTTGGCCACCAAGATCGGCTACGACGAGGGCACCACCTACGTCATCGACACCGACCCCGACCTGCGCACCCTGCCGATCACCGAGGAGCCGGACGAGGCCGAGGTTGAGCTGGCCCGGCTGACCATCGAGGAGCTGTACGACGCCTTTCCCTGGGACCCCGATCAGTTCCCGGAGGCGTCACGGGCCAACGCCATCGGGCTGCTGCTGACCACCCATCTGCGGCGCACCTTCCCATCCATGTTGGTCCCGCTGCACGCGGTCTCGGCACACGCCCAAGGATCGGGCAAGACGCTGGTGGCCGGCGACCTGCCCGGTGATTTCGGTGGCGGGGGTCGCTCGCTGCTGACCTACGACCCGATCGAGTACCAGCTGCGGACTCGGTTGACCTCGGAGATGCAGGGCCAGGGGACCGGAGTGTTGTGCTACGACAACGTCGCGCCAGGTACCGTCTTCGACTCCCCGTTCATCGCGGCGGTGTTGACCAGCGAGACCTACGACGACCGGCTACTGGGTGGTAACGCCAAGCTGGTGGTCCAGCAGTCGCGGACGTTGAGCGTGACCGGCAACCAGCTCCAGCTCGGCCGGGACATGGCCGCGCGCTCAGTGATCTCCTGGCTCAACCCGGACACCCCGCGCCCGGAGAAGCGCAAGTTCCCGGTCCGGCTCGACGACAAGGCCAGCCGGTACCGGGAACGGCCACGGGTGGTGAGCGCGATCCTGACGCTGATCCTGGCCTGGGTCCAGGACGGTTGTCCCCGCGCGGACGCGCCTGCGGAGATGCGGCAGTTCACCCAGTGGGCCGAGCGGATGGGCGGGCTGCTGGAGTTCGCGGGGGTCAACGGGCATCTGGCCAACGCCTCGCTGCTGGTCAGCGCCGACGACACCGCGGTGCGGATGGGGGTGCTGCTGCACCTGCTGCACGACCGGTACGGCACAGGTGACTGGACCAGTGCGTGGGCGGCGCAGGCGATCAGCGAGCGTCCGGAGCTGGACTCCGAGCTGCCGGCCTGGCTGGAGAAGGCGATCGAGCGCGACGAGTACGGCTATCTCGCGGCGGCTCCGGAAGGGTTGACGGCGAAGTCGATGAAGGCGGTGACGAGCAAGATCGGTTACGCATGCCGAAACCATGTCGGAACCTATTACGACGGGTTGAAGATCGAGCGGGTCGGAACAGCACACACCAAGGTAACCACTTGGAAGATTTCTGAAGGGAGAGTGTGATGACGTCTCGTTTGTCACTTCAGACTCAGAAGATAACAAAACGGAGGAGATGGAGGAGATGGAGGTGACCCCCCCATGCTGCCTTCATAGGGCGCGTTTCTCAAAAAACTTGCGTTTCGCGCACTAAGAAAGGTGGATAGGGGCATCTCCTCCATGTCCTCCATCGCCTCCAGTAGACATATCGGACAACGAAACAATGCAGTAGACAGAAACACGCGGAAGACACGGCAGCACCAGGAATCCAGTGAGGAACGAAAGGACACACGGATGGTTACGACGACAGCGACAGTGGAGGTGCTGACCGCGGAGGTACGCACCCTGATGGTGGGCTCACGGCAGGTGACGTTGTCGGTGTACCGGCAGCTTGATGGCGTAGGGGGTGTCGGCTGGGAGTGGATGAAGGACTTCGAGCCGTTCGGCCGGGTGCACGACAGCAAGGACGAGAGCGAGTTCATGCCTGGCGTGCTGTTCCTGATCGGCCGACACCGTGAGACCGGAGCCTTGGTCCGAGCCTGGCTGGTGCCTCCAGGCACCGATGATTGGGTCGAGCGTGCCCCCGAGGGCTTCGTGCACTGGCTCCTGCACGTCAAGACCAGCAGCCTCAAGCTGTCCACAGCGGAGTACACGATGCCGTCCGAGGACATCTCGACGTTCATGAAGCGCAAGCAGGTGCGGGTGGCCGGTGAGAAGAGCAGCCGATTGTGGTGGGAGATCGACCGCACCTACATGACGACCGAGCTGTGTGGTCGTGACTGTGATCTCGACGTCGAGGCTGAGGAGGAAGGCTGGCGCAACGCGGCGCTGGCCCAGCACGCCGCACTGATGCGAGAGCGGTCGGCTCTCCAACGCTGCTACGACGAGTGGTCGGCGCTGCCGCTGATCGTGCTGGCAGGTCTGCGATGAGCGGCGCACTGAGCTGGGAGGAGTACAACGCCCGCACGGCAGCAGGCGAGATCTTCGAGAAGCCGCCGCTGGTGATGCCGCCCGGCTTCCGGGCCAACGGCGAGCTGATCGACTACGACGGGCCGCTGCGGATGCCGGTCACGCTGATGTCGGCCAGCGAGGCACTGCAGCGGATCTCGCACATCGCGGTCGAGCACCCTGACCTGACGATCGGGCTGTGCCTGATCCACGAGGTCGAAGACGAATGGGACGATGACGGCACACGAGGAGGGCGCGATGAGCACCCAGGAAGCTGAGCAGGACGAGACCGAGGCCACCAGCCGCGGTCGGGTTTACCGACGCTTGGATCCGATCAAGCACAAGGCCCAGGTGAGGGCTGCCAACAAGGCGCGGTACAGGGCGCTGCGTGACACCGCGGACGCCTTCCCGGAGTTCTTCATGGAGCGCTACCGGTACTACGGCGAGGTATACGGGGTGGACCCGAAGGGACCACGCAAGCGGCCGGCGGGCGAGGACGATGGCACAGCAGCCTGAGATCTACGCCGTGCACATCGGCGAGCCCGAGATCGCGCCTCGTAGCTCAGTCGACATGGACGAGGTCGAGTTCACCGAGAAGCTCCTCGATCATGTGACCGGGCGCCGGCGCTGGCCGGTGGAGGTCACGGTGCCGGTCGACATCGTGCTCTGGCCGAAGCCGCGTGGAGTCTGAGATGGACCCCGTTGTGGACGTGGACAAGGATCTCGATCGCGCGGTCGAGGCAGCCGTGGCCTCCGACGTGGACCAGCCCCAGGTGATGGGCTGGCTGGTTGCTGCGGTGCACCTGCTGCCCTCCGGTGAGACGGCCATCTGGTACGCGACAGGGGACCTGTCCGAGCGTCAGGCGGTGGCGCTGGCCGAGTCGCTGACTGAGGAGCTGGGCGGGTGAGTCCGGCCCAGCAGCGGTGGCTGGTCTGGACCGCGGCTGCGTCGGGGTTCCTGGTGGTGCTGATCGGGCTGTGGCTGCTGGGTCGGTGAAGGTGGTGACCGCGGTGCCCGAGAGCTACCGCAGCTTCGTGCTCGACCCCAGCACCGACCCGTGCGCACCGACGCTGCACGCCCGCACCGAGACGCTGCGCACGTGGACGGTGCACGCCCGTGTCGAGGCCCGGATGCTGGAGGCACCCGACAGCCAGCGACTGGCCGACGAGATCTGGTGCCGGCTGCGCGAGGAGCTGACGCACCAGGTCACCGCCATCCACCGGATCGTCCACGGCGACATGGTGATCGAGATGCACGAGGACCACATGCGCGACCAGGTGGTGTTCACCGCCAAGGCACTGACCCGTCGGTCGGAGGAGGGCGAGTGGTGGGCGATCTGGGAGGCGATCGAGGCCGACGGAGTGTGGGGTTGAGCGGGGAAACTACACCCGTGTGAAAAGTGGTTAGAGGAACTAGCTCTAGAGTTTGCACCATGGCGTCGGCAAGCGTGGCTCGCCGCTATCGCGGCATGGACGAGCATGATCGCCTCGTCGAAGGCGAAAAGATGCTCGCGATGTACAACAAGGGTGCACGGCTCAGCGAGCTGGCCAAGGCGTTCGGCTATTCCGGCAACACCATCCGAAACCGAATAGACCAGGCCACAGCCGCACGTATCGCCCCAACGGTGGACAAATACCGCATGATCCAGGGCGAGGCGATCGACACCCAGCTGGCGCGGGTCGAGGAGCAGCTGGAGAACGTCGACCGGTTCCTGCTGCTGGCCGTCGAGCAGAAGGACGCCGCTCTGATCGAGAAGGGTCTGGCCCAGCGACTGCATGCCATCGAGGCGCGCAACCGCGTTCTGATGATGCGCGCCAAGCTGTTCGGTCTGGACATGCCGGTCAAGGCCGAGGTGTCGGTGGTGGTGACCACCCCGATCGACAGCGCGGTGGACGCGTTGATGACGCAGCTGCAGGACACGGACGCCTGATGCACCCGCGGCTGCGGGCCTCGGTCGAGCAGATCCGCAAGATGCTCGTGGTGCTGGAGGCTAACGAGATCACCGACCCGGCGGTGGTGTCGGGGTTCCGCCGGCGGGTGGCCGAGGCGGACGTGCTCACGTGGGCGCTGGTCTACTGCCCGATGCACCTGACCCTGGACGACGGATCCATCTCGCTCTCCGACATCCACGCCGAGTGGGTCGAGCACGCCGACGACCGCGCTCGGCGGATCTACATCGCCCCGCGTGGCGCCGGAAAGAGTACATGGCACTATCTGATCATCCCGCTCTACCTGGCTGCCACCGGACGCCGGAAGTTCATCGCCGCGTTCTCCGACTCCGGCACGCAGGCGGAGCTGCACCTGTCCACGCTGAAGCTGGAGATGGCCCGCAACGATCGGCTCCGGCAGGACTACCCGGATCTCTGCGCGGCCGGCAAGCGACCGACCGGTGCGTCCGTCGCGGACAACCAGGCGCTGCTGTTCACCAAGAGTGGCTTCGCATTCGCTGCACGGGGCGCTGACGGCTCCTCACTGGGTATCAAGCTGGGCGACCAGCGCCCCGATCACCTGCTGCTCGACGACATCGAGCCGCACGCCTCGGCCTACTCCGCCTACCAGGCCGAGAAGCGGCTGGCCACGCTGACCGACGCGATCCTGCCGATGGGCTCGCAGACCGCGTCCTGCACGGTGGTCGGCACCACCACGATGCGCGGCTCGATCATCCACCAGGCAGTTCATCACAGCGTTGAGCCAGCCAGCTGGATCGACGAGGAGAACTTCACCGTCCACCACGCGCTGCCCTTCGATGACGCAGGCGAGAGCGTGTGGCCGGAGAGGTGGAGCACCGAGTACCTGCGCTCGATCGAGGGCACTCGGTCCTTCCGGCTGAGCTTCCTCAACGAGCCCGCCACCGTGGACGGTGAGTACTGGGTCGAGTCCGACTTCAGCTACGGGACGTTGCCGAGTGTCAGCAAGCGGATCGTGGTGGTCGACCCGGCGGTGACCACCAACCGCACCTCGGACGAGACCGGCGTGGCGGTGATCAGCTACTCCGCAGCGCAGCGGATGGCGTGCGTTGAGGAGGCGTTCGGGATCAAGGTCAAGGGCGAGCCGCTGCGGCAGCGGGTGCTCGGGCTGATCCAGCGCTACCCCGACATCGCCGAGTGCTACGTCGAGCGGAACCAGGGTGGCGAGATGATGGTCGAGTCTGTCTTCCACGACATGCCGGTGCCGGTCGAGACCAAGCACAACAGCATCAAGAAGGAGATCCGGATCGAGACGCTGCTCTCGTTCTACCGTCGCGGTGTGGTGCTGCACGCGCGCAAGCTGCCGGCGTTGGAGGACCAGCAGCGTGAGTACCCGCACGTGTTGACCGACGACGTGGTCGATGTGGTGGCGATCGGGATGGCTCGGTTGGCGGGGGTGCCGCAGCGTTCTACGTTGCGCCGAGCTGTCGCCTGACCTTGTGCCAGGTGCTCAGCCGGGTGCCGTTCGGGGTGCGGCACGCCATGTCACCCATCGCGTCACACTGCGGGCACACCGCGTTCGTAGTCTGACGATCAGAGCGCCATTCCTTGTTGGCCTGTGCCTGGATGGCTTTGGCCTGCTCCCGTTCCCTCTGGCTCAGCCCGGTGCGCCAGGCGAACCGAGGGCGCACCCGCGCCGGCGGCTCCTCGGGTGGTGGTGGGCGTCTGGGCCGCACGGGTGGAGGTACTGGTGGTGAGGGTGGCTCCCATCGCTCGTCGGTGCCCTTGCTGCGCTCCTCGACCGCCCATCGGTAGCTGCCGTAGTGGGTCAGGTACCGGCGCACCTGCTGGTCGGTCATCTGGTGTTCGATGCCGACCTCGGCGAGGGTCATCCCCGAGACCCACGCCTCGGCGAGCTTGAGCGCCTTGGCCTGCTGCTCGCTGGTGATCTTCCGCAGCACGGGCAGGCGGATGCGTGGATCCCGCTCGGACTCGGCCAGGTAGTCGGGCGCCACCTTGTCCATCTTGCGCGACGGTGGCGTTCGTGTCTTCTCCAGCGTGGGACATTTTGTTGGGTAACCACACGACCCCACACCGGCCGATCGAGTTACTGTAACCACGTGCCGCTGCCCACCTACCTGACCCAGGCGATCGACGTCTTGGACAACGCCGCGGTCGGCTACGACCAGGCCGAGGCGTACTACGAGGGCAACGTCGGCGAGGTGATCACCAGCCGGCGGCTGCGTCAGGTGTTCGGCCTCGGCTCCTCGGGACTCGACCGGTTCCGGATCAACTACGCCCGCACCCCGGTCGATGCGCTGCTGGAGCGGACCCAGATCCAGGGCATCACCTGTTCGGACGCCGGCGCGCTGAAGATCCTCGACACGGTGTGGAAGAGCAACGAGCTGGGCCTCGAAGCCAAGGACATCCACCGGATGGTCTACGAGTTCGGCGACGCCTACCTGATCGGGTGGCAGTCCGATGAGGTCGAGGGCGGTGTCGAGCTGTACGCGCACTCGCCCCAGAACGTGCGGATCTTCTACGACCCGGCTCGACCACGGCGCAAGCAGTACGGCGTGCACCGGTGGATCGAGCAGGGCAACCCCGACAACGAACTGGGCGAGGGTCTGTTCACCCGCGTGAACATCTACTGGCCCGACGGCGTCGAGCAGTGGCAGTCGCGGCACCGGATCGACGACGTGATGGGGGTGCCGGCGGCCACCACCCTGGTCAGTGACGAGCCCGACCTGGTCCCCTACGGCCCGGCCCCACTGCTGGAGAGCCCGACCCCCGGCATCATCCCGATCTTCCACTTCAGGAACGCCAGGCCCTTCGGTCGTCCCGAGCATGCGGATGCCTACGGGCCGCAAGACGCTATCACAAAGTTGCTGGTGACCATGATGGTGAGCGTGGATTTCGCTGGCTATCCGCAAAGATATGTTACTACAGACTCTGCACTGGCACCCGGCCCGCAGGCCGACGCGTTCGGTCCGCCACCTGACGACAGCATCAGCCTCGATGAGGGGCTGGACGGACTCGCCGGTGACTCCGAGATGGAGGCAGGCCCCGGTTCCACCTGGCTGCTCTCGGGCGCCAACGTGAAGGTCGGCCAGTTCGCCACCGCGCAGACCGACAACTTCCTGGCCGCGATCCACAGCTTGATCAAGCAGATGGCCAGCGTCACCGACATCCCGGCTCACTACTTCGACCGGGCCGGCCAGATGCCGTCGGGCGAGGCGTTCCGTCGGGCCGAGGCGCCGCTGAACAGCAAGGTCGAGGACCGCGAGGCGCTGCTCGGGATCACCTGGGCCGAGACCTTCAACTGGATCCTGGACGCGAACAACACCTTCGCCGCGGACCCGATGCCGATCTGGGCGCCGACCCAGGTGTGGAACGACAAGGACTCCTGGAGCACCGCGAAGCTGGAGCTGGAGGCTGGCGTGCCGGCTGACCAGGTCTACCGCGAGCGCGGGATCTCCGAGGAGCTGATCGCCGAGTGGACCGCTAACCAGCCCGATCCGGCGTTAGAGTGACCGTGTTCAAGTAACCACCCAGGTGGTGGCGTATCACCCGCACCAGGAGTGCACCGATGAGTGAAGCAGCAGTGACCGACGCCGAGGTCGCCTCTGCGCTGGGAGTGGGAGAACCCGCACCCGACGCAGCCGACCAGGCCGACGAGCATGACCAGCAGGACCCAGACCACCAGGCTCAGGAAGCCGAACCCGCCTTCGAGGATCTGCCGTCTCACTGGCAGGACGAGATCAAGCGTCTACGTCGTGAGAACGCAGCCCAGCGTGTCGCCAGGCGCGACACTGCCCGGCAGCAGCAGCAGACCGGCGAAGGAGACGGCAGCACCGACAAGGCTCCGAGCGCTCAGGCACTCAGGGCAGCGGAAGAGCGCGGCCGGTCCGCAGCTCGACTGGAAACCGGAGTACGGCTCGCAGGAGCCGAGGTACGGGCAGCCCTGGCGGCCACCCTTCCCGAGGATCAGATCGAGGAACTCGTCGAGCACCTCGCGTTGAGCCACTTCGTGACCGACGACGGCGACGTCGACCGGGACGCAGTCAAGCACTTCCGCGACACCACCGTCTCCATCCTCGGCCGAAAGCCCGCTGTGCGTCCGGGCCATGGCCAACGGCAGACCGCGACGACGAAGAAGAGCAACGCGGATCTGTTCGGCGACTGGCTGAACGGGCAGTAGGCACCGCCTACTGAGCCGCTGAGTGCGGCAGAACGGAGGCAGCCCCGATGGCTGCTGTGGACATCAACCGAGGCACTACGGGCGTTCTGCTCCCTCCCTCGGTCAGCAACGAGATCTGGGGCTCGGTGGTCGAGCAGTCCGCCGTGATGCAGGTCTCCCGCCAGATCAGCCTGCCCGGCAACGGCGTCACCATCCCGATGGTGACCGGCGAGGCAGTGGCCAACTGGGTGAACGAGAGCGAGGAGAAGCCGATCAGTCGGCCCACGGTCTCGAACAAGGCGATGACCGCCTACAAGATCGCCGTGATCGTGCCGTTCTCGAACGAGTTCAAGCGGGATCTGGGCACCCTCTACGCCGAGCTGGTCCGTCGTCTCCCCGCCGCTCTCGCCAAGAAGTTCGACACCACTGTTTATGGAAACAGTGCTGCGCCGGGCTCCAACTTCGACACCCTGGCCGCGGTGCCGACGACCACCGTCGACAACACCAACACCTTCCAGGACCTGATCGCGGTCGTGAACATGCTCGGTGCGGCCGGCTACGACAACAGCGCCTGGCTCGCCAGCCCCGCGCTCTACGGTCTCCTGCTCAGCACCACGAACACGCTGGGCCAGCAGGTCTTCACCGCGGACGGCAGCCAGTCCAACGCGGTCGGCTCGGTGCTCGGCAGCCCGGTGGTCAAGACCCGCACCTCGTTCCCCTCGGGAGCCGGTGCGACCAACGACATCCTCGGCATCGCCGGTGACTGGGCCGGTGCCTCGGTGTGGGGCTCGGTTGCGGGCGTGCAGGTGGCGCAGTCCGACCAGGCCACGCTGTTCGAGGGAGCGACGCCCATCTCGCTGTTCCAACGCAACATGTTCGCCGTGAGGTGCGAGATCGAGGTCGGCTTCCGGCTTCGTGACCCGAACGCGTTCGTGCGCCTCAACGACGGCACCGCGGACTGATCGCCGTGGCTGACCAGGAGAGCAGGCAGAAGGACGAGGCCAAGGCTGCTGAGGAGCAGCAGAAGGCCGAGGCCGAAGCACTGGCCGCGGATCCCATCGGGGGCAAGCCCCAGATCGACATCGCTCAGGAGCGGTGGGCCGAGCACCTCGACGCGGAGCCTCCGGGCTACGTGGATCCCAAGGCTCAGGAGCAGCCGGAGGGTTACGCGCCTGACCCAAAAGACGTGGAGAACCCTCCCGTCAAGGAGCCCAAGCAGTCCAAGGAGTCGAAGAAGTCCAAGTCCGGAGTCACGCGCGACTCGACGTCGTAGGCAGCTCATCCACACCCGGCGAACCGGTCCCCGACGACATCACCGCAGTGATCCTGCAGTGGGTCGGGAGGGATCGGGACCGGGCACAGGCGGCCTACGACGTCGAGCAGGGCAAGGACAAGCCCCGCAGGGGACTGTCGGGCGAGCTACGCAGGATCTTGAACCAGGACCAGGAGTGAACACCGATGCAGCTGACCCACCCGACCACCGGCGCCACCAAGACCCTGCCCGACGACGCCGACGTCACCGAGTACACCGACGCGGGCTGGCAGGTATCGAGCCCCCCTGCGGCGGACGAGGACTCGGCCGATGAGTCTGCGGACGATGCCGCCTCGGCGGCCGGCACCACAAGCTCGAAGGAAGCGGAGTCGGCGGAAGCGGCGAACACCACCGCACCGACGACCCAGGACGAGGTAGACGCCGGTCACGCCGGACTCCAGGTCGACGAGGGCGCCACCACGGCCGAGACGGGGACCGACCCGGCATGAGCACACGTGGCGTGTATGAGGCGGCCCCCGGAGGGACCGCCTCCCACGCCATGCCAGATCACGCCCGGCCTTGCCGCGACTTGCCGCGCCTGGCCACGCCTTGCCGAGGGGAGCGTAGCCCGTGGCCAAGCTGAAGGCGGCACGACGTCGCAAGATCCCGAAGTCGCAGTTCGGACTGCCCGGCTCGCGGCGCTTCCCCGTGCATGACAGGGCGCACGCGGTCGCGGCGAAGGGTCGGGCTACCCAGCAGTACCGCAAGGGCAAGCTCAGCAAGGCGTCGAAGGACAAGGTGCACGCTCGCGCCAACAAGGTGCTGGCGCGCAAGACCCGGAAGGGGAAGCGATGACCAGCCAACAGTTCGAGCTGATCTTCGAGGCCGACGCCGAGGTTGAGAGCCCCGAGCACGACCACGTGCAGGAGTGCGTGGACACCCACCCCGGTGAGCCGTGTCCCGGCTACCCGCACAGCAAGGAGGAATGAGATGGCTGCAGGACTCGCCCCGACGGGGTACGCGCACAAGGTCTTGGACCACATGCACCGCGCCCAGGCCAGCACCGCGCCGGCGGGCAACTTCGTACAGCTGCACACCGCCGACCCTGGTGTCGCAGCCACGAACGCACCGTCGGCATTCGGGATCACCGGCCGCAAGACGCTGACCTTCAACGCCGCGGCGGCCGGGGCGGTTGCCTCGTCCAACGCACCGCAGTGGGCGACCTGGGCCAGCGGCACCGAGACGATCACGCACATCAGCGTGTGGGACGCGGCCTCGGGTGGCACGTTCCTGTACTCGATCGCGTTGGCCACCAGCAAGACGGTGACCAACGGTGACACGTTGAACTTGACCTCGACGTCGGTCAGCTTGGCCCCCCTCGCTGCCTGATCAGCAGCAGCTGCTGAGCGGGCGGCGGTCACACGAGGATCGCCGCCCGCCGGCACGAGGAGGAGGTGCGCATGCCGATCTACGCCAGCAAGTTCGTCGGCGCGGGCACCGTCGCGGACCCCAAGCTCCCCGAGGCCGCGCTCGGCATGAAGACCTTCCGCACCGCGGTGATCGGCAGCACCGCGATCAGCAACGTGCCGGTCCAGCAGCAGCTGCTGCCCGCACCCGACCCTGGTGGGCAGGCGGCCCCGAGCACGGTGGTGTACCTGGGCGAGACCCTGGACTCCCCGATGAGTGCGACCGCGGTCAAGGATCTGCGGACCAAGCACAACATCATCGCGACCGCGGGCGAGACTCCGCGGCAGATGGGTGCCCGGCTCGGCGTGCAGCTGGGGAGTGGTAACTGATGGTTGTCGCGTTCGTCAAGAGCCACACCCTCGTCACCGAGAAGGTGCTGGACACCTCGATCGACCTCACCGTCGCCACCACCGTCCCGGCAGGCAACCTTATCGTCGCGGCGATCCTCTACGACAACGCAGCCACGGTCGGCAAGCCCACCATTGCGGCTGCGTCGAGCATCGCCAGGATGTCGGGCGAGACCAACAGCTGGGTGCTCCTCGGTCGCATCAACCACCCCTCGTCCACGTCGATCGGCGCGTTCGCCGGTGGTGAGCTGTGGGCGATCAAGACCACGGTCGCGTGGTCGGCGGCCAACTACGTGGCCACCCTGGACACCGCGGTCACCATGAAGGCCACCGTCTTGGCCGAGTTCTCCGGCGCGGAGGTCACCGCACGCAGCACCGCGGGTACCGCCTACTCCACCACCACGACAGCAGCCTCAGCAGCGACCACGGGCACCACTCCGGTGATCGGGGACCTGGCGCTCGGGTTCCTGTTCGGCTCGAACATTGCCGTTGCACCGGCGGGTGACACTGACACCACCGGTGGCTCCTGGTCCACTGCGATTGGTGTCGGCTCAACCGGCGGCTCCGCGGCAACCAACAACTTCGGCATCGTGCAGTACAAGGTGCTGACCGCCGCGTCGGCGCAGACCTACAACAGCTCGGCAGCGGGTGCAGCGGGCAACGGCGCGATCGTCACGGTGCTGCAGGCCACACCGACTGCCGCGATCACCCAGGCGAACGTGTATCCGTTCTACACCGAAGGCACCGAGACCGGCAGCACTGCCCTGGGCAATAGTCAGGCCATCGACCTCACCAGTGGCGACGCCAACATGGGCGTTCGGATACGCCTCCAGTCCACTACCTCCGTCACCATCCCAGCCACTGACGACTGGCAGCTGCAGTGGGAGAAGAACGCCAGTGGCACCTGGACGGATGTCACCACCAGCAGCAGCACCGTGTCGGGGTACGCCTCTCCGAACCTGACTGACGGCGGCGCCACCACCAAACGGCTTTCCGGAGGTACCGGCACCTTCGAGGCAGGCAAGATCTCCGAGACCGGCCTGGTCTCCGACCTTGGCTGGGCTGGTCTCAATCACACCGAGGTGCTGTATGCGGTCACGATCAAGAAGGCCGACTTCACCAACTTCGACACGCTGCGGTTCCGGGTGCTTCGCAACGGTGTGACTACCACAATGACCTACAGCTTCCCTGCGGCCGCCACGATCTTCGGGGTCACACCGTTCCCGTCCATCACGACTCTTCCGACGGACTTCACCAACTCCGCGTGGGTGGCGCACGACACGGCTCCCACGATCACAACCACCAGGATCAGCTGTCCACCAGCGGGTGCCTCCGGAGCAAGAACGGAGACGACCTGGTACGACTTCACCGGGAGGCGACTATCGGTCAGGATCGCCCAGTCCCCTACCGCGGGTACTGCGTATCTGAGCATGTACGTTCCCGGTGAAGGGACGTTGCCCGCCGGTCGGATCGGGCACAACAGCACTGCTGGCACGGTGATCTGGATTACTGCGATCACAGGCACGACCGGATCCACCACCTGGGACCCGAGCAAGCCGTATCTGTCGATCCGGGAAGACAGCGGCACGCTCTACTACGAGCGGTCCGCGACCGGTGCGGCAGGAACCTGGGAACTCCTCGCCTCTCTAGCGAGCTACAGGCCCGTTACCGGCGTTCGAGTTGACGTGAATACCGTGTCCACCGCCAGCAGCACCCAGGCTGTCTGGTACGAGGAAGTCCTTGGCTCGTCGCCGTCTACGGGCACCACCCACTCGGCGTCCGCATCGCTGGCTGCGACCGCCACCCTCACCACAGCCGCTTCGGTCACTGCCGGCACCCGCGCCAAGATCGACACCCTGTCCGACGACTTCTCCACCAAGGACACGACGAAGTGGACCTGGGGCGCCTCGGCCACCCAGGGCTCCGGACTGGTCAGCCTGCCGGCCAACGCGTTCGGGTTTGCTCAGTCGATCGAGTCCATCGACCGGTTCGATCTGACCAACAGCTCGATCACGATCCGGGTGCCGAGCATCCCCACACGCAGCTCCGGCACCGGTCCCTCGCTGACGCTCTCACTGATCTCGACCGCCAACCAGGCAGCCGCCTCCGAGCAGTCCATCAACTTGCAGTCGAACATGGCCGACCCGACCGTGGACGTCTATCCGATGATGGTCGTAGGCGGTACTCCTGACTACCCCGTCGCCACCTCCCGACTGCTGGCGACCTACCGCTGGTGGCGGATCGCACACAACGGCACCAACGTCGTGTTCACCGCCTCGGCCGACGGGGTCACCTACGACTCGATCTACAGCGTCGCCGCGTCCACGCTCACTGCTGCTGGGCACACGCTGTCCGACCTGCGGGTGGCAATCCGCTCGGTCGGTTCGGTCGGTGGCTCCACCGGTGCCTGGACCCTGGACTGGGTCAACGTTGCCGGGGTTACCCACTCGGCCACGGCCAGCCTGGCCGGCACGGCCACGCTGAGCACCACCGCTGCGGTCACCCGCAACGCCACCGCGTCTCTGGCGGTGACTGCCAGCCCCACTGCTGCAGCGACGGTGGTCACCCCGCACAACCTGTCTGCGCTGATTGAGGACTTCACGCTCACCAGCATCTGGGACGTGGATCCGCTGGCCACCGCGACCACGACCAGCGCCACCATCCCGGCCACCAGCGCCCAGCCGACCGTGTCCACCGACACCAGCGACTGGTCCTTGGACGAGCAGCGGTTCTTCTGGCGCTGGAGCCCCCCGCCGGCGGTCTTGAGCGCCACCGCCAGCGCCGAGCTGCAGCCCGGTCCGAGCCCGTCCTCGACGAACATGCTGCGGTTCTTCTACGACAACGGCACCCTGTTCATCCGGCACCACGTCGCCTCCACGGTGACCACGCTGGCCTCGTACACCTGGAACCCCGCCAGCCCGTACCTGGCGTTCCGCGACACCGGCACCACCCAGTACTGGGAGACCTCGGCGGACGGCACGAACTGGACCACGGTTGGCTCCGCGGTCACCGGGCTGAGCATCGGTGGCGCGCAGGTCATCTTCCGCACCAACGCCTCGGGCACCTCCGGGTTCGGCAACCTGGTCATCGACAAGGTCAACACCGCGTTGCCGGCAGGCACCACCCACAGCGCTACCGCGGCCCTGGCCGTGACCGCTACCGGGTCCACCGTCGGAGCCCTGGACCTGTCCCGGCTGGCTGTCCTCGCCACCACGGCGACCACCAGCACCACCGCGGCGGTGAGCATCTCGCGGACTGCCACAGCGGTGTTCACCGCTGCCCTGACCACGACCGGTGCTACTGACCGGCCCACGACCGCTGCGCGCACGACCACCGCCACCTTGAGCACTGGCGCCGGGATCGACCGACCGGTCTCG